ATCTTACACCTTTTGTAACTTTATTTACACGATGAGGAAATAAAAAATTACTAGGCCAAACAATAAATCTGTTAGGTTTTTTTTCTATAATATAATCTCTATTGTTAAAATTAAATACAAGTTCTCCTCCTTCATAATCATTATTTAAAAAAAATATACCACTTAGTGTTCTAGGTCTAGCGGCAAAATGATCAGTATGTTCTACGTAAAAACTACCTTGCAAATATTTTAAAATTGCTATTGTTTCTATTTTATTAACAGAACAATGATTGTGTTCTTCACAATAAGAATTAAAAGATAAATAAAATTTTTTTTGTAAATAATTGTGCCAATGGACATCCGATAAAGACTCAGATGTAATACATAATTCTCTTTCTAAAGTATTTCTTATATTTTTGTTTACTGTATTTGAATCATTAATACCAGCGTCTTTAAAATCTTGACTATTAATAAATTTTAAAAAAACACTTAATGTTTTATAATTTATAAAATCATCATAAATTTTAATATACTTCTCTATCTCCAATTTTTTTTACTCCAAAAACGTTCTTTATAATTATGTAATATTTTCAATGCATAAAATAATTTTTTTGATTGTAATTTATCTGAACTAACACCAGTAATTTTCATCTTCCAAGAGTCTCTTTTAAAAGGTATAACTTGCACATAAGGTGTGCCTTTTTTAATAATAGTTGTTAACGTATCATATTTGTCACCATTTATTATCATTGGAAAATTTATTTCTGGTTGAAATGTGTCTGTATCTACTATTCCTGGTATTATAGAAAATCTATCATCCTCATTATTTAATGGTGGAACAAATAAACAAGAATATCCAGGAGGTGTTTTAATACACCAAGGATTAAGAAATTTATATATTGGTAAATTTTTATTTTTTTCTGCAAAAGTTGATCCCTCAACTTGAAAAAGACCATGTGTACTTGCTCTTGCCCCACTAAGATTTACTCCTTTAACTTTTATTAAATCATGAAACACATCGCCTGTCCTATAAAAAGAATCCATTTCTTTAGTTTCTTCGTTATAAACATTATGTTGTATTTGATAATCTTGTGGTATTTTTAAAAGATAGCCAGAAGTTAATGTATCTAAAAATGGCATGCACCCTTTTATTGTAAATCTTTCATTATTAAAAGGACCATGTTTTAATTTTTTAAACCAAGCAGGAATATTTAATTTTATGGGAATAGGATGATCTTCATTTAAATTTACATAATCTTTATGTGAAATAAATTCTATTTGTTTATCGAACATAAAGTTCTTTTATACTAAATAAATTTAAAAGTAAATCTTAAAGTAATTCGCAAGGATGGTAAGCTGTTTGTCCTTGATCCATACAGTACTCAACTAGTGTTTTTCTTAATGGATTGCCTTCACTTACTATAGAAGCTGAGTCTATATTTGATAGATAATCACTAAAAGCAATAACAGATGATCGCATAGGTTTATCTAAAGTTCTTGGATCTGATAACCATTCATGTAAGCTTTTTTGAGAAAAATCAATTTCTTTATCAAATGCATCTGGATCAGTATAAAAAGGAAATGGTTTCTCTTCAGTGCTAACCAATGGTTCCCAAACTACATTTGATCCATCACAAGATACAAAGTCTGCTAATCCTTTTTTAAAATTTAAAAAATCAGTATTATTAATTTCAACAATACTTCTATGTTCGTTATGAAAATTTTTATTCTCATTTAGTATAGAATCATTCTCGGCTATTTGATTAATTGCTGAAAAGTCATTTAAATTAAAAATTAAATATGCCATTTTTTAAGTTCCTGTATTTTCAAATATTGCTATTGCACCACTACCACCTGCACTACCACTGCCTCCGTGTGGATTTAAACCAGGATTTGAATTACCTGAACTTCCTCCAGATCCATCAAAGCCTGAAAAAATTCTCATATTAGCGCCAGCAATAGCTCCAGGAGCAGATCCAGCAGCTCCATTGGATCCATTAGAATTATTATTTGAACCTAAACCAGCACCTCCGGCATTTGCTGTTCCAACATCAGTTAAAGTAGTTGCTCCACCAGCATTTCCGGGATTTCCGTTTCCCCAAGGACCACCACCATTTCCTCCGTTTCCTCTTGAACCAACTGTAAAACTTTTTGAAAAAGGTGCAGAAATTGGAAAAGAAAATGCACCAAAACCACCAGTTCCACCGCTACCTGCATTACGACCATAGTACTTACCAGATCCGCCGCCACCGCCGCCACCACCGGCAACCATGTAAACTAAACCTGCGTTAGCATTGTTCGAGGCAGTATAAGTTCCTGATGAATTAGTAAGATGAACTGGAAGAAATGCTCCTCCGCCTGCTGATCCTGAAGAAGCAGCGGTAAGTCTACCTTGTGCATCTACTGTAATTGATGATGAAGTGTAAGATCCTGCAGTTACTGTAGTGTCAGCTAATTTATCAGCAGTCACTGCATTATCTGCAATCATATCTGTTGCGACTTGAACTTCTCCAATAGTTCCTGCACTTGCAGCTCCTAACACTCTATTATTAGTAGTCGTGTCTTGCATTTTTGCAAAAGTCACAGCATCATCCGCAATTTGTGCGGTTGCAATTGTTCCTGAAATATTTGCAGCAGCAACAGTGCCACCTAAAGTATCTAATGAAATTTCATTTAAGTTTGTTCCATCAGAATATGCTGCATAAATTTTTGCTTGGTCTAAAGTAAACCCTGTTCCTGATGCAGTTTTAATTGTAAGGTTAGTTGGATTAGTTAAACCTGATGCATCAAATATATAAAATTTTTCTATTGAATCTGGAATAGTACAAACTGTGCTAGCAGCAATAGTTGCAGAAGCAAATTTAATTACCATGTTTCTTGCGTTAGATAATGCACCATCTGACATTACAAGTGCTAAAGTACCACCACTTGAAAGTGTTACTTGTTCGAAACCAGCGATAGCTTGTTGAATTACATTTAAGTTTGTATTTGTTTTATCTCCCCATGTACCAGCGTTTTCGCCAGTTACCATTAGTTCAAGTTTTAAATCTGTAGAATAACTAGATGTCATAAATTTTATCTCCTAAATAATTATAATTTTACCTTATTTAAGCAGCCCGATCAACCTCAGTCCAATTATTATTTACTCCTGGATTTACTTCAGCCCATGCAGTAATAATAGGGCTTCCTACTGAAGCTGTCAATTGTATGCCAGTAATATCTATATTAGCTTGACCAGTTGCAGTAACTGATCCTATAGAACTAGCTAATTGTAGACCACCTACACCTATTATTTGACCTGGTATGTCTGCATGTTGGCCAAGTGTCATTGTTAACTGTTGTCCTGTAACCGATTCATTAGTTGATTGAATTAAAGTTATAGAACCCAAAGTCATTGTAGCTTGGATACCTGTAACATCTACTGGAGTTTTAAGACCTCCAACAGTAACACCTATAGACATTGTAGATTCAACACCAGTGACACTTACATTTGCACCTGCAGATACCGTAGATGCTGAGGTCAAAGCATCAAGTTGATCTTCTGAGGCTAATACAAATATGTCTTGATCAATTTGAATTGAAAAAGATGGATGAGAAAAAGAGGCAGTAAGTTGTTGTCCTGTGGCAGGTAAAGTACCATCTGTAAATGCTGTCTCTTCACCAATTGAAGACGTAAGTGAAATACCTGTAACTTGAACTGAAAAATTATCTCCCCAAGCAAACTCACCCCATTCTCCTCTACCCCAACCTGCACCAGTTAAAGTTTCATCTTCAATAGTTACTGAATTTTGAGTTAAAGTTAATAGTGATCCAGATACATCAACCTCTTGTCCAATAGGTGTTGAAACACTTCCAACACCAATAGACTCTAGGCTACCGGTGACTGATACTAAAGCAGAGGTTCCCGCTACAGAGGATCCTTGAGTTGATGTTAATTGTAATCCAGTGAGAGTTACTTGATGATCAATTACGTGGGTTTCGTCCCCAATAGTTGATGTTAATGATAGGCCACTTAGATTAACGGATGTATCGCTTAGATCTCCCCAAGCGTCTGCACCCCATGTCTTCTTACCCCATCCAGTGGCCATATCATCTTATTCCTTTATTAAGCTATTCTTAAAATAGCAGCAGAAGTAGTAAATGCAGGGAACTGGATTGTAAATGTTCCAGAGGTTGCAGTTTTATCACTTCCAAAATCTAATACAGCAACTGCATCAGTAGTATTTGAACCACCGTCTGTAGTTGTGTTGTAAATTAAAGCACCTCTTGCAGTAAGAGTTACGTTTTGAAAACTTAGATCAGCAAAATCAGTAATAGCTACTGAAGATGAAACTTTTACACCTTGGTTAACCAAAGCTTTACCACCCGCAGAGTAGTTAGATGAAGTCACTTCATTTGCAGTGATATAGTTTGTTGTTGATTTTCCTAAAGTTGCAGAACTTGTGTACATCGCTAATTTGTAAGTATCAGATGATGAATCAAAGTCGTGTTTACCTTGAAGTAATTCTTTTTTAAAAGAATCACAGATTGCGTTTGTTGTTATTGCCATAATTATTCTCCTTTAAAATTATTGGTTTGGAGAAGGAGAGGGTACTACCATTCTTGGTACACCATCATCAAACTCCGCTCGTCTTCTTCTGCCCATTTGTTGTAGAGCAAAATTCTGTACTTCTTCAGTATACTTTGTATTATAGATGTTGCCAAGACTATCGGGTCCTTTTAGAAACCTAAAAGCTTCTGCTAGAACACCATGTAATAACATTGATTCTTGGTATGTAGATAAGAAAGTATTATTTGTAGAAGTAAAATTAGGTGGATCAATAATATAATTTATTTGTACTTGTAAAGCTGAACTTGGAACTGGAGCTACCAAAAGGTTAAAATCATCCCAATTAGCCCAATATTTCGGAGTACCGGTTGCACCTTCATTATTATATTCTGATATAAAACTTGTGTCTCTTTTTTCTAAAAAAGTTCTGTTTCCACTTCCATCTATTACTTGAACTGATCTTATAATTGTTAAATCAGAGGGTAGTGAAACATATCTATTGCTAGCAGTAAAATTAGATGTAGAGTATTTTCTTAAATCATCATAGTCAACTTTACCTGCAACATCTAATTCAACACTTCTTATAAAATCTTGAATAATTGCATCCGTTAAAACATTAGCATCTACCTCAGTGTAGTTTCTTACTTGTGTTAAAAAATTTGAATGTGTTATTGCCATATTAAGAAATAGTTATAACCCCTCCCATACCTATGCCGTGGACATAACAAGCAAAGTAGTAAGTTCCTGTAGATGTTGGAGTCCATTGTACATATCTTGTAGTTGCTGCATTAAAGTTAGTTGTATTTACGTAATTTGATTGTGTTACACCTCCATCTAAGTACCACGTTATTCCTGAAGAAACTATGTAACTATTGGGACTTGAACTGTTTGTAGTAATTATTAATGGATGACCATCATTAGTTCCATCATTTTGATTAAACATAAATGTTGAATTTACAGGAGCACTAAGAGCCATATTTCTTGCTCCCCCATTAAAATAATAAACATTTCCAGTAGCTCCACCACCTAAATATAATTCTCCTGATGCGACTGTGGTTACTAATGTTTGATTTGCAGTCAAAGCTACACCTCCTAAAGAAGTTGCTGTTGGGCTAATTGTTGAAAGAGTAACTATTGGGCTTGAACCTGTAGGACTATTTACTATAACGTTTCCTAAAATTAAATCTGCTTGTCTACTTCTATTTTGAAGTGATGGGTCTTCTGGAACCATACTGTGAATTGTAGTTGTAATACCGTTTGATGTAACATTAAAATCTTGTGTTCTAAAAGCAAAGTCTCCAGGTAATGAAAGATTTGCTACTCCAACATGAATACCACCAGAATCTGAAATAGTTTGATCATTTGAGAATTCTTGAGTTGGTTGTTGCACCGTCATAGTTCTTGGGTTTCTTAATGCTACTGCATCTGCTTTATGATAAGGTGGATCAAGTTGTGGATGTTTAGGTTCAAATTCAGATATGTGGACTAGAGAACCATTCCATTCTTTGACCATCTCCTTGTAAGGAAATGCTTGTCCAGATCTATCAGAAATAGCTTTTGATCTTTTACCAGTTGCGAAAGACATTATACTCCATCTCCAAAATAAGTTTGTGGAGAGATGTAAACTGAAGTTCTTGAACCGTCTTCGTTTAATGCTCTAAGTAATTCATCTTCATATAATTGTTTTAAAATTTGTATTCTATCTGGTGCTCTTTTTTGTGATAAGTAATATGCAAGTCCAGAACACATACAAGGTAAAAATCTATAAGCGACATCAGCTGTTTTTGTAAAACCACCTGCATCTTCAATTCTGTTTATTGTGTAAAATTTTAATGTTGTATAAGTAGTTGCATCTGGAGCTAAATATAAACTTATAGTAGGTGTTGTTTGTCTGTCGACAAAATACTGTGAAGGTTGGCCTGTTTGTAATTTATTTGGAATTGCAGCATAAGCAGATCTATCAATTTTTGTTAATGATATATCGTTTGTAGATGAAGCGTTTCCTGCTGCATTTGTAGTTGAGATATATGCTTCAAGTACATCATTTACATCGCCATCTACTGTATAAGTAGCTGTGCCAGCGACTAATGCTTTTTCATTTAGTTCAACTTTCCAAAGGTGTATACCTCTGTTGCCCCACTCTGAAAATAAAAGATTTAAACTTCTTCTTGCACTACGTAAGTCATTTCCACTATTAGTCCGCATACCACATCGTTCGTATGCTTCTTCAATAATGTCATCGATCTGAAGATCGAATGATGTAGTTCCTGACGTAGCCATAATTCATTACATTACGTCTTTGTAATAATCCAAAGACTTTCCTGGTATTAAGTTTTCATCTTGAAGGCCTTCACCTTGAGTTCTGGCTGCACCATAACCTTTAGCCATATCACCTGTGTAAGCTTTCATCATCTTACCTGATTTAGCTTGCATCATTTTAAAATCTTCACCAGATATTTTACCATCTTTGTTTTTATCTAATTTTTTTTGATTGCCTTTTAATGCCATAATTTTCTCCTAAAATATTATACGTCTATCATACCACCATAGTATCTCTTGGTAAAGGTACTAACGTTGTTTGGTTTGCCTCCAGGATTACCGGCTGCTCTCTTTCTTGCAACGGCACTCCGTTTCTGGGAGTCTGTCATGCTTGCTGCTTTGGCAGCAGGGACGCACTTTGGATACTTTCTTTTTGAACCACTTGCAGATTTTCTTCCACATTCTTTGTATCCTCCTCCTTTTTTAGGTGATCCTATATCTACCCATTTTTCATTGAACCATTTCTTTAGGCTCATTAAAATGTACCCTTAAAACCTTTGCCTCTTATCGCTGCTCCTGCTCCACGTACCTCGCCACCACACATCATTTTATTTGCAGAAGAGCCAGTAATGTCTGTTGTTGTATCTATTTGTAAGCCTCTAGGTAAATCTTCTAATCTATTGTCGTATCTATCTCTTGCTTTCTTTTTCTTTTTTTTAGCACCCATGTCTTTTCCACCACCATATTTAAGCTTTAGAGTGCTTAAAGTTTCTGCTTGTGCAGCATGTAATTTTGATGCTTTTTTTAAACCTTTAATTACTTCATTTACTTTTACTTTAGTTTCCCCACCTGTTTTTTTACCTGCAGGTTTAGGTCCTTTAAAATCTTTTCTTTTTACACCTGATGGATCTTTGATTTTACCTGCACAAATTTTTGATGCGTATGCATTTGCATATGCTGACGGATATACTTTGAATTTTCTTTTAGCGGCTGATTTGCCTCTTGCACATAATTTAGTCATGCAAGAATTATATCATTTTTTGATTAAACAGTAAATGTCTTGGCTAAAGGGTTTTTCTTCTTTTTAATAGCTATTTTGACTCTTTTCTTTTTTTCTTTCTCATCTCTCGCCCCTGTTAATTTTCCTTCTATTTGTTTAGGGATAGACCCTCTAGTTATTGCCATAATTTTTATCTCCTATAAAATTAAAGTTTATCACATATCTTTTATGAACATCAGTATGATATATAAGTTTATGTTCTGTTTGAGCAGGAAATAATAACATCCTATTTTCTACAGAATCAACTGAGTGTTCTTTTCCATTAATTTTTAAAATTGTTTTACCATTACAATTTGTAAGATACAATATACCAGTTGTTACATGTGGGTGGTCATAATCAAAATGATAAGCGGACTCTTTTGCATCTATATCTCTAAAAGTCATATTAGCTCTTACTTGTACACAAGCAATAAAATTTAATTTTTCAAGAATTGGTAATATTAAATCAAAAGCCTCATGATCTGGTTTGTAATGGTTGTAAAAGCAAAAACTAAAAAAACCAGTTTTATTTAAGGTATGCCCAGTTGTATCTTTAGCTCTAAAGAACCAAGGCACAGTATCTGATTTAATTGTATTTGATAAAAGTTCGTAAGATTCTTTGTCTAAAAAATTATCTATAATTTTATACATCTTTATTTATCTTATATTGTTTGTATTTTTAAATTACCAGATATAGTAATACTATTATTTATTTTTTTTACCATATGTTCTAAAAAACTAGGAAATATTACTATTTGATTATTTCTACATTTAGGTTGAAAATCTAATTGAAAAAAATTAGTTTGATTAAACACATCTGATGGGTAGTAAGATTCTATTAAATCTATCGCAGGATTTAAAAATATAGTTCTACCCTCTTCTACGTTCTTATAAATTATAAAAGAAAAATGCGAATGTGGGTGTTTATGTCTTTCTTGAAAATCGTTTTCAAAATATTGATTCTCCCAAACATTTAACAAATTAATTTGTCGGTCAGCATAAAAATGTTTTGAAAGTGATTCAACTACAACCTTTAATAAATAATTTGCTGATTCTTCATCTAATGTATTTTTAAAGTTAAAAGAAGATGTAGTTTGTGAGTTCCAAGTTTCCTCAAAGTTTTTATTTTTTAAATTTATTTTTGAAGAATCAATATTATCAATAAATATTGGAACAGAAAAAAGATCTATCTTCATAAAAGATCTTTAGCTTTACCTATAATTGGTTTGTATTTAGTTTTTCCTTCTGATTTGTATACATGCATAAATTGTCTTCTAGGTTGGTAGGGTATATAACTAGCATGTATCCATCCAGAGTTGGGTTCGCCAGGAGTGTAAAACTCAAGCAATAATTGATCTGTCTCACAGTTCATATGAACCCAATCAGCTACCTCAGCGTTGTCTACTCCTACACATTCGAAATCAACCGCCTCAGCTTTTGCATGTTGTGATTTTTCTGAGCTGCCGATTGCACGACAAAGCTCAATAGTACGGAACCCTGATGTAACTTTAACTCTACCGAAATGGTCACGTACCGGTTGCAATACATTTTCACATAATGCTTTTAATTTTTCTATTTGATCTGAGTTAGGGTTATTATCAATACCCAAACGTATAGCTGTATCTGATTTAATTAACTCTTGAAGAGTAAAATTTTGTGAAAGATTCATAATTATTAATCTATTATTAGCTTTTTTATCGAGAAAGATCCATCAATATTTTTTTCAAGCTCAACCATCGACTTTATGCATTGGTACTTTATGTGCGATTTAGCTTCACGTCTAGCTGTACGTGCCCCTTTGAGACATTCAGACATTGATGTTTGCAAACGTGCTTCCTTGATCTCTCCGTGTACAATCATAAGTAGAGCTATGGCTAATTCTGTCATTGATGACCTCCGTTACCGTTTTGTCTAACTTTGTCTTTTAATTCTTCTACATCAACTAATAACTTTTCAGTTTGTTTTTGTATAAATGATATATTTACTTTATTATGCATCATGTCTTCAATACGCATTTCAATTTTCTCTACAGAGTTATAAAGGTCTTCCAATAAAAAATGTTGCTCCTGATCCACGGGGACCTGTTCAGATTTTTTAAGTAAATCATTTTCAAATAATTCTCTTGATGTCTCTAACGATACTAACCTCGAGGTCAGCTCCGTATATCCGAGCACACCCATTCCTACGAGAATTATGAGGCTAGCTACGGTTTTCATCGGCATCTGGACGGCAGCCGATTCTGATATGTTGAGTGGTTTATTGGACATTAGGACCACCACAAAAAGCTAATGTAACTAACATTAATATCAATAAACCTGTCGCATAATAGTTCATTATTTGATACCTCATAATTACTTCTTTTTATTTTTCTTGTTTAATATATTATCCATCTTATTAAATAACTTGTCTAGTAGCCCAAAAAAATTATATATAAACCTATCAATCATTTTTATTACCATCGTTTTCAAAAGATAAATCATGTGCATATTCCTTATATTTTAAATAAGTTCTTTTATTTTTTTCTTCCTCTTCATACATTTTTTTCTCTTCTTCAAAACCCTCTCTAAGTAACTCAGATGTAGTTTTTTCTTTCATCTCATAAAACATTTTGTCACTATCTTCTGTAACCATATTTGAATCTTCTGCATCCCAGTATGTAGTTTGGACTTTATAGTCAGGCCAACTGTCATCAGTAGTGTAACTATTAACATGCCACAAAATACGATTATTAGGCTGAGCTGCATAATTACCGTTAGTAAGCTCCAATATATGTGCACACTTATGTTCTTGAGGAATTTCAGAATGCTCTGTATCCAAAATATTAGTTTCTGGATGAGCCCAATCAATAGTAAATAAATATTTTCCATGGTAAAATTTTTTATCTAAACCTAAAAATTTACCTTTTAAACCAGCCAACCAATCAAAACAAGTAACACTAGGGTAGTAACTAAAACAGTTCCACAGTTCCAACTCGTGCGTCTGCATATCCGGCACAGTGGCTCTATCATGTGATTTTTGGAAAAACGCTGAGATAGGCAAGCGCCAAAAGCATGCACCATTTGGTAACATGATGTTAAATAAGATTGCACGTCCTGATATGGATGTGATACCGAAGACCACACACTCTTCACTTTCTCCGTGATGTTTTTTAAGATCATATAAATACTCCTTTTTTACTTTACAATATATAGGTGGTATATTAGCATTTAGGTAAGACATAGTCTAACACTTCCATCTACGTCTCGCTTGTCTAATTCTTGAATTTGGATCATTTCTAGTTTTTGCACTTGATCTTTTTAACTGACCTAATGATCTTGCGCAATAACTTTTTCGTCTCTTAGCAGCTTTTGACCCTTTTTTAACTTTGCCAGTTACTGCAGTTTTTAATTTAGATCCTGGGTTATCTCTTCTATATTTAGCAACACCTGCTGCAGTCATTCCTGCACCAGATTTAGTTGACCTAAAATATTTTTTTGTTTTAGGTGGCTGTACATCGCCACCTCTTTTTAATTCCAGAATATCTGAGTAATATTCTAAATCCATTTTACGTAAATGTAATTGTTACACCTGCAGTTCCAGCAATAGTCGCATGAATACCATCTGCGAAAAAAATACCATTACCAGGTAAGTACATATCTAAACCTTCAGTTCCAAAAAGATAAGTTGCAATAACATCTCCTGTAGCACCACCAGATCTAAATATAATAGAACCACTAGCATTTCCTTTTGCTTGAATAGAAGTTAATCTTGTTCTATTTGTTTTACCTGTTCCACCTACTGCTACCATTTGAGCTGTACCAGTTGCGTGTGCAACCAACTGATCTGATGAAAAACTTGATCCACCCATAATTTTCTCCTTTAATTTGTGGCTCCCGAAGGAGCCACTAGTTTATTATTACGTGTCGCTAAACGGTGTAATGATAGTTCCTGATCCAAGCAACATTGAGCTATGAACCAAATAGTTAGCTGCTTCAATAGCAGTTACTGAAACTATAGATCCAATAATTCCACCTTGAGTAGATCCATTCATAGTAAGAACATCATTAGATGCTCCTGGAAAGAAAGCTTTTTTAGCTCCATCATCTACAGCAACCATAGCTGCACCTGTAAATTTATCAGTTCCATCAGTTACGATTTGAACATCAGTTGCAGTTGTGTCTACGTAAAAAGTAAAAGTTGCACCAATATTATTTGCATTGTTTAAATCACTTCCTGGTCCCGCAACTGCTGAATCAGCTGTTGCAATGATTGAAGGTAAAGTGAAAATACCATCTGCATCTTGTGTTAAAAGGATTCTTCCTGCGTGAGCATTTACAGTTAACGATGTGTTAGCTGTTAGTGCTACAGTTGATCCTGGTCCAGTACCTATAAAGCCATTTTTAGAAATGACTGGTCCTGAAAAAGTTGTGTTTGCCATAATAGTTTTCTCCTGTATAGCGGTTAAATTTTGTAGTCTCTATACCGTCTGCCTAGCCAGTCTACAAAATTATATTTTCTAGGTCTTTTTATTATACACAAAAAAAGGGGCAGTGTGAACACCGCCCCTTTTAAGTAATACTAATTGTATTATTTATTAACTAGTTGGTAAGTTTCCGTTACCAAAGATTGCTCTAGGATCTGAGAATCCAAAAGAATATCTTTCTCTAGCTTTAAATCTTACGTTACCAGTATCGAAGTCACCTTCAATCGCAGTTTTGATTGGTGATCTAACGAAATGTTTCATTCCATTAGGTACATCAGTCATTAGGAAGAACGAGTCAGTATCAGTTAAGAAATTATTAACTGAGTATCCTTCTGGTACCATACCCATTGAAGCGATTGCGTTGATATCGTTATCAGCTGTTCCCGTTCTTTGAGGAGTTTTCATCAATCTCTCAGCAGTAAATTGTAATTCTTTTGGAATTATCATCTTTCTACCTTGAGTAGCGATTCTTAAACCTCTTTCGTCTACGAATCCAGCGATGTCGATTAACGACTGCTCTAGTGAAGTTTCGTTAAGATCTGCAGCTACAGCAAGTACATTTGAGAATGTACCACCTGTTGCTAATGGGTGAGCACTAGAAATTAGTGGTACCCCGTCTCCACCAGTTACAGCATTAAACTGTGCTTGGTTAAGTACGTTAGCAGCTTTAACTTGCTTCGTGTTTGACATAGATCTTGCAAGAGCTCTTGTGTATCTTGCAGCTAATCTGTCATACAGGTTGTCTTCGATTGCTTCTTCAGTGATCGAG